AATACAAACGGTTTAGAGTTAAAGACGTTACAAGAAAGAATCGACACAGACGGCGGATTCTTAGTAGCTCCAGAAAGAGATACTCAAATTGGCAAGCGAGTTTTTGAGACTTCGCCAGTCCGTCAAGTAGCTAGCGTTAAATCTATTTCTTCTAATCAATACGTTAAAGTTGTTCAAAAAACTAGAACAACTGGTGGCGGTTTTTTTGGAGAATTAGAAACTGTAACTAATGCTACAACTGGAACATTCGGACAAATAACAATACCTGTATTAAAAGATATTGTATCAGTACCTATGTCTACAGAAGTTTTTGAAGATGCATCAATCGATTTAGAAGCTGAGATTTTAGAACAAGCGTCATTAGATTTATCATTAAGAGCTAATACTGCTTACGTATCTGGTAGCGGTGCTAAAGCTCCAAAGGGATTTTTAAGTTATACTGCTTGGACAACAAATGGTACATATGAATTTGATAAAATCGAACAAGTAAACTCTGGGTCATCAGGGGCTGTAACTGTTGATGGTATTATCGAATTACAAAATGCTTTAAAAGAAGCGTATCAAGCTAATGCTGTATTTATGATGAAGCGTGAAACGTTTGGTGCATTAGTTAAATTAAAGGGTACTGATAATTATTTCTTTAATACAATGTTAGATAAAAATGCAGGGCTTAGCTTCTCTATCCTTGGCAAACCAGTTGTATTTGCAAGTGATATGCCGGCAATTGGGGCGAATTCTTTATCAATCGCATACGGTGACTTCTCTAAAGGGTATACTATCGTTGATAGACTTGGCACTAAAATCTTAAAAGACCCATACTCAACACCTGGGCAGGTGACTTATCGAGTAGAGAGACGAACTGGTGGCGCTGTAACTGATTTTGACGCAATTAAATTGCAAAAATTAGCATCTTAAGATAGAAAGGAATAACTAAAATGTATAAAGAATTATATAGTAGCTATAAGGTATCGAACGCATTTGATACGCAAGCAATTACATCTGACACTACGACAGCTGGTGACATTATAGATACTGCTGAATACGGTAGTATTTTATTTGTTATACAGTCAGGAACTTTGACAGATGGAACATACACTGTTCTTATCGAAGATGGTGACGAGTCTAATTTATCAGACGCTACAGCCGTTGCAGACGCTGATTTAACAAACACAGAGGCTAGTGCTTCTTTCGCTGCGACTGACGATAATACAGTTAATAAAATTGGGTATGTCGGAAGTAAGCGATATGTTAGACTTAGTCTAGTAAGCGCTTCTACATCTAGCGGTGGTACTTTAGGTGCTATTGCTATACAAGGTTCGCCAATAACCGCACCTGTACAGTAGTTAATATATTTAATCCTGGGGCATGTAATTGCCCTGGGGTTAAGTTAAGGAGTCTTTTTTATGAAAAAAATAAAGTTACTAAAGCCGTTTAAAATAGTTATAGACGGTGATATATACCCTAAACAATTCTCAAAAAATGATATTTTAGTATTAGATGATAAAACAGCAATGGATTTAATATGTATCGACGTTGCCACAGAAGTAATAGATGATGTTATAATTAAAGAAGAAAAAGTAATGAATATTGATTATGAAAAAAAAGTTATTGATTATAAAACTGAAAAAAAACGTCGAGGAAGGCCACGTTCTAAATGATAAATCAGAACTTATCTTTAGTTACAGCCCCTGCAAATGATATTTTAACTGTGGCAGAGGCGAAAACACACTTGAGAGTCGATTCTTCATTGGACGACACTTATATAACGAATTTAATTAAGTTATGTACTAAATGCGCTGAAAATTACACAAGCAGAGCATTCATAACACAGACATATAAAATATTCTTTGACAATTACTACGATAACAACTTAGATAACGTATGGTGGAATGGTATAGTACAAGGGCATATAGGTAGTTTTGTAATGAAAAAATATATTGAGTTACCTTTTGCTCCACTTCAAAGTGTCACTCATTTTAAAACTTATGACGAGGATGATAATGCTACTACATTTAGTAGCGATAATTACAGCGTGTCTAGTTATTCCGGCGATTTTGCCAATAGAGGTCGGATTAGTTTAAAAAATGGGAACTCATGGCCTACATATACTAAGCCAATTGATGGCATTGAGATACAATTTGTTTGTGGATACGGCGATAACGCTAGTGACGTGCCTTTGCAAATAAAGCAAGGTGTTTTAGAAGAAATTGCTTTTCGATATGAACACAGAGGTGATAGACTTGACCAACAAAAAATAAATAGCGACATATCACAAGGTTTATTATCACAGTTCAAAATATTCTAATGAAAAATAATATTGGAAAAATGAGACATAGAGTAGATATCTTACAAAAATCATTAGTTCGTAATGATATTGGGGGTATGACTGAGACATGGACTGTTGAAGCTATTTTATGGGCTAACGTTAAAGCGAAGTCAGCTAACTATTCATTGCAAAATGACGATAAAGTAAATTATATAAAATATGAATTTATTTTTCGTGATAATTCATATTTAGATGAAAAAAAGAAGTTGCGTTTCGATAGCCGTTTTTTTGATATAAAAGACTTTTATAAATTAGATGAGCGAGGGAGATTTATTTTAGCTATATGCGAGCAGTCAAAAAATGCTACAATATCAGTATCTTAAATAACAAGGGAGTTTTAAAAATGGATGAAAAAGAAATATTTATAATAACAAAAAAACAGATATTAGAGATTGAACAATATTGCGAAAATCAGCCTGTACCTTTTAGATTTATGAAACCAATTATACAAGCGTTAAATGCATTAGATAAAAAAGATAATGATAAAAATAAAAAATAAAAATAGATTAATTTCACGACTAAAAAATCTTAGTGACGCTAGTCAATTACCTGTCAAACAAACTGTTTTTAAATCTGCTTTAAAAATAGAGAACGATACAAAAAAATTGATAGCTACGGGTTCTCGTTCTGGAGTTATTTATTCACGTGGGGGGGTAACATCTAGACGTTCTGCACCTGGTGAACCTCCGAAAACTGACACGGGTAGACTTGTTTCTAGCATTAACAAAACTAAATTCAATTATGGGTTTGAATATCTAGTTGGAACAAATGTTCGAGATGGAGGTTTTTTAGAGTTTGGAACTTATAAAATGCTGGCTAGACCTTGGTTGCAACCTACATTTTTAAAAAACAAAAAAGATATAACTAAAAACATAAATAAATCAGTTAAAAAAGCATTAAGAAAGAGTATTAAATGAGTTATTCTATATTAGATGTACAAAAATCTGTTGATGATGTATTAACTAGTGATTCAACGTTATTAAATTTATTAAACAATGGTGTAAATAGTATATTAGATAACCCAATACAAGCTAATGAATTAGGGTTTCCCTACATAGTCTACTCATCTGTTAATTCTCAAGAGTGGGATACTCAGACAACAAATGGGGCAGAGTGTTACGTTACTTTATCTGTTTTCTCTAATTCAGGCGATAGGCTAGAGGCAACTAATATTTTAAGTAGAATATATACGTTATTACATAATCAGGATTTATCAGTTAGTAATAATAATTTTGTATTATGTCGATGGGATGGTTTAAGCGAAGTCTTTATTGATGATAATAAAGAGGGTAGAATAACACAAGGGGTAATAAGGTTTATGATTATAACTCAAGGAGTATAAAAAATGGCAGCACAAAAAGGAATTTTATTTTTATTAAAAGAAGGGGCAGTATCAGGTACCCCGACAACGATAGCTGGTGGTCGTACCGTATCTATGACAGTAAATAACGAGCAAGTAGACGTCACAACTCAAAGCTCTGCTAACGCTAGAACTTTACTAGCTGATGCAGGCGTTCAATCTATTTCTATAGATATGAGCGGAGTTTTTGAAGATGAGACAATCGAGGAGACAGTTAGAGGATATGCATTTGCTAATTCCATAAATACATTCTCTTTATATTTTCCGAACGGTGACACATTAGAAGCTAGTTTTGCAATATCAAATTATAGTAGAAGTGCTGAATATAACGGTGCAGAAGAATTTTCAATGACATTAGAATCAAGCGGTGCAATAACTTATACAACGGCGTAATATGGATAGGATAATAAGGGATATTAATAAAAACAAAATTGACTTTATTCTTGATATTGAAGCAATAGAAAGAATTGAGTCTTATTTAGATAAAGGAATTTTTGTTTTATTACAAGAATCTGCTACTTTAAAATTTACTGATATATCAAGTATTTTGTTTTTTTGTGCAAAGAACGATATTAACGAAAAAGAAATAAAAGAGTTTATCAGAAATAATTATGAAGACGCAGTGAAGTTATGTTTAGAATTATTGTTAACATTAATATCAAAAGATAAAAAAAAAGAAAAAGTAATAAATTAGACAATAATTTATTTTTTGATATAAAAGGATGGAAAATATTTTGCTATTCAATATTAAAATGGAGTAGGAAAGAATTTTATTCATCGACTGTGGAGGATTTAGAAATGGCTTATAAAGGGTTTTGTATTAAAAATAATATAAATGAAGATTATGAGCCATTTACAAGGGAGAGATACGAAGAGTTAAAAAGGAGATTTCCTGACTAATGGCAACAATAGATGAATTAGTTGTAAAAATATCAGCAGACACAAAAGAATTAAAAAATGCATTTATTAATTCCGAGAAAATTGTCAAAAATAGTGCATCTAGTATTGATAGATCGAGTAATGAAATAAATAAATCTCTAAATAAAATAAATATTTCTGCTGTAGCATTATCTGCATCATTTGGTTTAATGGGTAAGTCAATGCTCTCATCTGCTGGTGAATTTGAGCAAAATGCAATGGCGTTTGAGGTTATGTTAGGGTCTTTAAGTAAAGGGGAAAATTTATTAAAAGACATTATTAAATTAACCAAAAATACACCATTCCAATTACAGGATACTGTATTAGGAGCTAAACGTTTATTAGCATATAATATTGAAGCAGAAAAAGTTATCCCAACTTTAGAGGCATTAGGGAATATAGCCAGCGTTGTAGGTCGTGACAGATTACCTAATCTAATACTTGCGTTTGGTCAAGTAAAAACTCAAACAAAGCTAGCTGGTCAAGAGCTGAGACAATTCACTGAGTCTAGTGTTCCTTTGATAGAGGTTTTAGCTGAACAATTAAACGTAACAGAATCAGATATAAAAAAAATGGTTAGTGAGGGGAAAATTGGGTTTAAAGAAGTTGAGAAGGCTATTATGAGTCTAAGTAGTGGTTCTGGTAGGTTTGGAGATTTAATGAGAAGACAATCAACTACATACATTGGTGTTTTGTCTAATATTAAAGATGCTATTAACATAATATCGATTAATTTAGGGAATAAATTATTGCCAACAGCGACTAAAGTCGCTTTGAAATTCAAAGAAATGCTAGAGGATTTTGCTCAGATTAACATAGGTAGAAAAGATGAGCTTTTAAATGATATAAAAAATACTGAGATTAGAATAAATACTTTAAGGGAACAGATAAAAAAACTCAATGAAGATAGCACAAGTGATAAACTAGGTAAATCTATCCATGTGCTATCAGAAGCTTTTAGAGGAACTTTTATAGCTTTACAGGGCGGAATCCCATCACAAGAAAAATATATATCAAATACAGAAGGGTTAAATTCCGCATTAGATAGCCAAATAACTAGATTGAATAAATTAAAAGCTG